TTATTTCATAAATTTGTTTTGGCATAATTTACCTTTTAAGGTCCTTTCCAGATGGTCTCATTCTTCTTAATTCAAATGACCCCTTACGTCCCATTATCGGAATCGCATATTTTAATCCTTCTGCTAAATCATATGCTGTTGGGACTCTAGGTTTAATATGACCCCAGTGATTTGTCCCCCTACTTCCTTCTGGAAGTATATGTTTAGTCCAATCTTTATCCTTTACTTGTTTCTTTAACGCTTTATTTAATAATCCTTCTTTGCTCTTTCTTAAAGCTTTCTGTTTTTTCATAGCTTTCGCTGTACCACCTCTATGAAAGTCTTTATAAGCCAATCTTTCAGTAGCCATATCATTTAAAATAGACGGACTAAATCCTGTTGTTTTCACAGCATCTGTTACACCTCTCATATGTTGTTCAGAACCCATTCTTGCTTTCCTGAAATAGTCCATATAATCTGTAGCTCTCTTTCTATGTAACCTTAAAAAGATATTCTTACCTGCTTTATAAAGAGCTAATGTCGGCATTTAACTCTTTTCCCCACAATGAAGTGCGTCCATTAATAATATTGATAACGTGAACGGTAAAATTACCATCGGCAAAGTAGTCAACGACAGCAAAAGCGTGTGCCCAATTAGTCTTACGATTACCAAGCCATCCATTTGCTTCATCTGTCATATCCTTTAGACAGCCAATACTCCATGCTGATTTTGGTCCGTCCATATGCGTTACTGAGTGCATTTGTAAATCGTGATGATGTCCATACATAATGTTGCATCCCAATTTTAATAAGTGGTTGCGAGCATGGGCTACTCCAGCATAATGATTTCCGTGATAGAACCATAGATTACCTAATTGAAGGTACTTCCCGTTTGGATAATAGGTAAAACCACGTTGTTCCAATAAGAGGGCGTCTGGGACCGTAAGACCTTGTAGATAGGGGTTTTCTTCAGAAAAACCATTGAGCCATTGCTCATGATTTCCTTCGATGAAGTATTTTTCATTAACATTGACCTTATCAAGAGCTTCGTCAAGAATGTCCATACCTGCATTAACAACACCGATGTCTTCATATACTCTCGGTAACTGATACTCAAGCGGAGGACGTTTCCTCTTTTTCCATTGCCAATTTGAGACGCTACTAAATTCACCGCTATCTCCGAGGTCCACGTAAAAGTCTGGTTTGATGATATGTATTGCTTGACATACCACGTTGATAGCCTTTTCATCGTGTAACGGAAAATGTTTATCTGGTGTAATGATTCCACGTTTTACTACGCCTTTGTCTAATTTGGTTCCTCTAGCCATATATCTTTTAACCCTTCTAAGTCTATATGTAATTCATCTGTCTTTGCTAAGTGCTTTACAGTCGTTTGTTTTGTAAACCTTAACATCTTCTCTTCACATTTCTCACACTCCCAGTACAATGTCCCATCATAGGCGGCAATTACCTCAACGCCGTAGATAGTGTCTTCTCCAGCACAATAAGGACAAGTTGTTGGAGGGTCATTCTTCCATCTCTTCGTCCCCTGTATCTTCAGGTTATCATATATTTCTAAACCTGCGTTGCTCTTCTGTACCATCCGTACCAATATTTCTCCAGAGTGGGTTTTCTGTGAACTAGGTCAGCATAGTATTTAATTCTGTAACTACGCAACCGTTCGGGTTCTAAACCAGACTTTAATGAATTAGATATTGTTTGTGGACCTATACCACCATCGACATCTGTCTTGACACCCTTTGCAGTTATTGCTTCTTGTAGAATCCTTACTGCTCTCGATTTCCCCATATTAACTACCATATCAAAATAAATCATACGTAGTTCTTCTGGTATCTGTGGGCATTTAGCTCTTAGCCAATAGTCTTTGTAGTATATGTCCGATACATCATTCTTAGACAACTCCTTAATTATTAAATCAGGATACGCTTTCTTACTGATACCCATCATGGTTTCACCACCCGGGTCATCTTTATCGTTAACGTATCCTCCTTCGTGCTTAAGGATAATGTCTAAAGCATCTTTAAAGTTCATTACTTCCCTTTAAAAACGCCTTCCATTAAGTCAGTGACTATGTCAACAACTCTCTCAAAGAATACTTGTTCCTTTTCTTCACTAACGAAAGGGATATCAATCTTCTTATTGATTGCAGTTGCTATCTTATCTGCAAACTCATCAGATGCAATAAAGCCCATTGCTTCATCCTGCATCTTCTCAGCTTGAGCATTTGCCATATCCATCAGCAGTTTTTTAAAGTCCATTTATGACTCCTTTATCTTTTTTGTTTTTAAATACAAGTAGTAAATCTGTGCCAAAAACATTACGCACATCAATACACCAGAAATTATATCTGTATAATATACTAATCCTAGACTTGTACTTATTGTACTTACTTTCAAACTATCCATCTTTTCTTCCACCATTTACTCTGCTTAGACTCCCCTTTATTTCAGATACTTGGTTATCTAAATCGTTTATTTCTTTATTTAAGGCATCAAACTTCCTATCTAATTTATCATCACTAGCATTCCATCTACTAATTAATTTAATAATCATGCCTTCCATGTTTTCTAGGGTCTCTGATTGCCCTTTGTTTTCTACTTTTAAATTTTCTAATGTTTCTTGTTGAGATGCCGCCTTATTCGACATCTGTACTACTAAGTAGACAAACATTGCTCCTACGACGCCTATCATTCCGGCTTCGCCATACACCGCCATAAAATCCATATTTCATCTTACCTTGTAAATTGGTTATCGAATATACTTACTTTAATCTTCTGCTGGTGGATTAGGTCTACCAACTAGATTCAACAAGATATTAACACATCTCTTAACCCTTAAAAGGTCGTAAGTTTTCCCCTCAACGTGTTGAAGAGATTGTTCAACCTCGGCTTTCCAGCGTTCTAGTTCCTTTTCTAATTCTACTTTTAACATATACTTTCCTTATTTTTTTAACTTAAGCCGAACTTTCCTTCGGTTGCTCTAACAATCTCATTTAATTTTGAATCTGCTGTACCACCAAAAGAACCGTAATTATAAACAGCCGCAAAGGCTACGTCCCCATCAAAAACGGATGACGGTGAACTTGCAGAATCAGCAT